GGCTTCCACGGCGACACTCGCCGGGGCTTCCACAGCGGCAGCCACAATCGGCTCCTCTGCGGGCGTCTGGGTGGCGTTGTCCGCCATAGATAGCTCCTCTGCCTCTTCGGCAGCGATGCGAGCAGACGTTGCGTCATCTGCACCAAGGGTCACAAAGGAGACTTCGCGCAACCTCGAAGCCTTAACGATTCGGACCGGACCCATGAAGGTCTGTCCGTTGACGGTTACAGATTCGCCGGCGGCTACTTTCTGGTGCCGCATCACGTCGGCACCAACTGACGCCTGCCACGCGAACCCCTTCTCAGCCAGAGCCGTCACCTGACGAGCAATGTCTGAGTCAGCGAGAATCTCGCCTTCGACGTAGAGGCGACCACCTTCGGCACGCACGCTAGTCGCCTGCCCAAGAATTGAGCCAAGCGTGTAGTCGTGGCCCATGACCACGGGGATACGCTGGCGATACTTCATTCCTTCCAGGTCAATCACAATCGGCTCGGTAGACCAGCCCTGACGGATGGCTGCGCCGGTGTAAGCCTCAATGCTGAACTTCTTGGTCGATGCCATGCCGTCGCCAGCCTCGGCGGCGACGAACTGCACGGGAATCTCGAGTGCAATCTTGTTCATTGGTTCGCGGCCTGATCGGCCTCCTCCGGTGTTGCTGCGCCGTAGTTGCCATCCGGCTCAAGGTCGATGAACAACCCGAGTTCTTTCATCAGCGCGATTTCGGCGGCACGCTGACGCAGTTCGTTCTCCCAGTTCTTGCCTTGCTTGGCGTATTCGTGAGCCAGTGTCGTCGTGTGCGTTCGCAGACGGGTTTCCGCTGCGTTCGCTTCCTTGGACGGGTCAACGTGTTCCTTGCCGTCCCATACCCAAGCCCATTCCCATTCGTTCATAGGAGGCAGGCCACGCGGCACCAGGCCGAGCGGAACGGCTTCGTCAAGCCACATGCGAAGCGTGCGGTCAAGCATCTGCCGCTCTAGCTCGTCACGCAGAACACGCTGATTGCTCGCGTATACCTGATGATCCATGCGGCCCGATGCGTAGTTGTAAGACGACGAATCCAAGGCGGCGACGTTGTACGGTATCTGCATGCAGCGAGCGATTTCGTTCAGAATCTCACGCTTGAACATCGCGTATGTGCTTGTCGGCTGCTCTGCCTTCAGCTGCGAGACGTTCCACCCTTCCGGCAGCGTGACCATCGTCCGCTTCTCAATGGGCATCTCTGCGAATGCGTCAACGTCGTCTACCTCTGCGGCTGGCGAGTTTGAGTGCAGGAACGCTGCGAAGTCAGCCGCAGTCTCAGCCGCCGCAATCACGGCGTCGGTGTATCGCCGAAGCTGGGCGAACAGCCGGATAGAAGGCGCTATTTCCGAAACGCCGCGATGCTGTGCCGGTCGCTGCCGCGAGAACCAGTGAACGATGAGATTCGCCGGGATGCGGTTGAACTGGAAGTTACTGACTTGCCAGTTGCTACCGGGATGATACTTGAGCACCTTGTAGGCAATGACGTTGCCAACGCCGTCAAACTCAAGACCGTCAACGATGCTGCCTTCCGGCGTCGTGTCTGGGATGTACAACCCGACCGGCGTGGCAACCATTTCGGCTTCAATCAGCCGGATGTCGAGTTGCACGCCTTCAAGCATCGGGTTGGTAAAGAACATCGCAAACGATTCGCCGTCGATGAGCTTTGACTGCCGCATCGTCCGCAACTTCTCAGCTAAGTTGACGTGCCACGACCAATCGAAGAACAACCGCTCAATCTGGCGGTCTGCTTCTTGGTTGCCAGTGTTGAGTTGCAGACGCGGGCCTGTACCAACCAGATCCGTGGCAAGCGTCTCGCAGATGCCAGCGAGATAGGAGTTGTTGTTTCGTTCGTAGCGAGCACGGTTGCGGAGCGTTCGCCGAATGACCGGCGTCAACGCACCGTCCATGCTGAACCAATCAGCGTTCGCCCAGTGGCGACGGTCGTCCTGGCTCTCGGCTGCGTCAAACCGGGCGCGGATGACCCTAGCCGGCGTCGGCGCTTGCCGAGTCGGTTGCGGTCGCCCGAACCAGTTTGAGAACAAGCCCATCAGTAGGTGCTCGGCGGCAAGAGTTTGTTGAACCGCAACCCGCGAGACTTTGATTGCACGGCTCGCTTTGCAGACAGATACTTGTCGGCCTCGATCTGCCAACGCAGGTCGTGGGCCTCAACTTCGCCGGCGTCCGTGCGGACGTGCTTCGGGCCGGATGCGTTCTGCTCAATTTTCTGGCGCAGTTCGTCGCTCATAGAGCGTGACGCTACGGCAGAACGCCACGTACTCAGACCGGGTATGCCGTCAGACTTCTGCCCATTCGTCGCCGCGTCGCTCAAAGAGAACGACTTCGGCACAGCCAAGCTTGCGGGCGATGTCTGCCGTGAATGGCGAGAACACCGCCAACGGCTTCCGTGCGTCAATGACGCCCGCAGACAGAACGAACGCCGTCAACGCCGTGGCCTTGCCAGTGTTGCGGTATCGGTCGTCAACGAACTGCTCGAGCGTCTGCATTGCACGCCAAACGTGTGAGCACGCCCAGCCGACCATAGCGCCGTCACGATGCCAGACGGCAATCGGCGTGCAGCTGGACGACTCGCCCTCAAGAACGTGTGACACTTCAATCTGGAACTCGCTATCTGGCTTGGTGAGCCTAGATCGGATCGCCAGCATGTCCCGAGGATCTAGACCGTCTACGGTCGTGAGCGTGATCTGATTCATCGCAGCCGCTTTATCGTGATGACTTTCTTGCCGCCTTCGCCGGTTGGGATTGTCACCTTCTTCCGCTGTCGTCCTCCCGCCTCTGTCGCCGTTGGTTGCACGCCCGCAATCGACGCCGCCACCGCAGACCCGACCAGACCGTCGAGCCAGTGGTTTTCCCTGCCGGCAGACTTCCATTCGTCCACGACTCGCCCGCGTGCCTCGGTTCGCACCGGGAACTCGCTGGTGAGATGTTGCAGCAGCAACTCGTGGTCGCCCTGGTGCAGCGTAATCGTCTCCGGTGCTCCGACGCCCATGCGTAGACGGGCCGCGATAAACGATTTCCAGTAGTTTGTGTCGTACGTAACAGACCGCTGGCCGGCTGAGATTTGCCCGATTCGCCAGTTCAGCCCGAGCCGGTCGCCGCGAGCACCCTTCTCTGCCAGCGGTGCCGATGACGCACCGATACCCTTGCCGTGTGACGGGTAGATCGTTGACGCAAACGCCGACTGACGGCAAAACGTCCGCACCGTCGTCGTGGATCTGCCCCAGTTGGCATCGACCATCAGACGGTCAATCCGCACGGCGGCACCGTCTTCGCGTTTCCAATCACGCCCGAGGAGCAATTCCACGGTCTTGTCGAGTCCAGCCCGCAGTGCCGCCTCAAACCCTTGTTTGCTGACGTTTGCCAACGTCTTCTTTGCCGACGACGCCTCAAACACGCTGGCGGCTTGGTCTGGGTAGGTGCCGTAGGCCACGACGTGACCGCCGAAAGCCTCGCCCCATGACGCGACGAGCCAGTACAGCAGCTTCTCCTGCACGTCTACGAACGCCGTGAGCGTGTTGTGTCCGACCGGCACGATGCCACGAGCCAGCGGCAGCGTCTTAGCCGCCAACGCCTTGCGGTCTAGCTTCTCGCTTGCGATGTCGTCCGCGAGCGGTTGATTCTGATACTCAGCAAAGAACGCAGCCTCGCCACGGTCAATGCGTAGGTTCCATGCGTGCTGAATAGCCGTAAGTTCGTCAGTGTGCTTTCGTTCCGGCCACGCAACTCGAGAGCCGGCATCCATCTCCGACTGTCGCTCACGGTAGAAGTCATCCGCAGCTGTCGTCCCTTCGCCGCTGCGCTGACCTTGCCGCCGCATCTCCGCGTACTGCCCCCACAAGTCATCGTCTGCCGGCCACTCGTACACCAGCTGCGACCGCTCGCCCTGCCATGCCGGATGCTTCGTCCGGTCTAGCAGTCGGTCAGCCAGGTCATCAGGTCTGATGACCGTGATGGTGCAGAGTCCCGACATCCGCACGCCCGGCCCGCCAAGCCCCAGAATCGCACCAGACAGCACACGCTCGCGGGTGGCGACCTGCGAGGGGCTGGCGGCACTCTCGTCGGTCTGTGGATCGTCACAAAGCACAAGCGACGGACGCACCGTCACGCCGTCCGGTCTGGTGTGCTTGACGCCTCGGATGCGTCCCGTGATGCCAGCCACGCGAACAGCCGCACCGGCACACGGTGCTCCCTCAATCCACGGAAGCGTGATCTTGTCCGCCAGCCACTCAAGGTGCGTAGCCTCGCCGCCGCACGTCTGACCGCGAGCACGGGCTGAGATGCCCTCCAACGCACGAATAGGCCAGCACGCCGCCGGGAAGTCCTCGGCCAGCAAGTCGTTCTGCTCCAGGTGCGACTTGATGCTGTCGAGCATGCCGCCAGCTATCGCTTGGTCTGCGCCCACGAGCATGACGAACGGTCTATGCCCGTAGAGCATCGCCCAGAGGCATGCCCACTCGCAGAGCGTGGATTTGCCCGAGCCGCGAGGCATGGCGAAAGCGAACAACTCGCCGGCCAGCACGGCACGCTGGATCTTGTCGATTGCCCGCAGATGGTCCGCAGACCACGCCAGCGGAAACGACTCAGCACCGTAGGTTTCCGCGAACGCTCGGAAGTCCTGACGGCATGCCTTGTGACGCTTTGGGTTGACGATTGGCGGGATCTCGCCAATGTCACGACCGGCGGCTGAAGCCTTGCGATTCCAACTGGCAGACTGCGATTTGCGGGCTGCGTAGGCGTCTTGCTTGGAGCGGCCCGGCTTGCGTGTCATCGGTCAACGCTCACGATTTACAAATTTCTGGCGGA